CATTGAGCTGGCGGAAACACGGGGCAGTACCTTTGGCCGTAACGCCAAGTTCTACTTCTCCAGTTCGCCGACGATCAAAGGCGCCTCGCGAATCTCCGACCTATTCGACGGCAGTGACCAGCGTCATTACTACGTGCCGTGCCCGCACTGTGGGCACATGCAGGTGCTTGAGTGGGAGAATCTTCTCTACTCGGCCGACTTCAGCGTAGTGCATTACAAATGCGCGGCGTCCGGGATGGACTGTGACGTACTGATCGATGAGTACCACAAGGGTGAAATGCTCGCCAAAGGCGAGTGGCGCGCTCATGCCGAGGGGGACGGCGAGACGGTGGGTTTCCACCTTAACGCGCTGTATTCACCGCTCGGTTGGATGGACTGGAAGTCGCTGGCCAAGCAATTCGAGAAGGCGAAAAAGGCCCAGGCCAAAGGCGATCTTGAGCCCATGCAGGTGTTCTATAACACCCGTCTGGCGAAGGTGTGGGACGCGGCTCAAGAACAGACCAAAGCCGACGTTCTGAGGAAGCGCGCGCGGTTGGAAGGCTACAACATTGGCTCTCTGTCGGCGGCGGTGATGATGATCACCGGCGCCGTTGACGTTCAAGCCAACCGGCTGGAATTCATGGCCATGGGCTGGGGCGTCGGCATGGAGCGTTGGGTCGTCGACTACCAAGTGGTCTCCGGCGATCCCGCAGACGAGCGCACTTGGGCGGCGCTGGACGAATTACTCAAGGCCAAATATCGCCATCCGTGCGGTGTCGGTCTGGGCATACTTGCGGTGGCCGTTGACTCCGGTGGTCACCACACCGATGAGGTCTATCAATTCTGCCGCGTTCGTCGCTGGCGAAACGTCTTCGCCATCAAGGGTGCGAGCAAACCCGGCAAACCGGTCATTGCTCAACGCCCGTCCATGGTAGACGTCACATGGAAAGGCCAGACCGAACGCAACGGTGCCGAGCTTTGGTTCGTCGGTACCGATACTGCGAAGGACTGGATCTACAACCGCTACCCATTTGAGTCCGGGCCGGGCGCGTTGCACTTCGCGAATGACCTGCCAGACGACTTCTTCGACCAGTGCGTAGCAGAACGCAAGGTCGCCCGTTATGTGCGTGGCCACAAGCGCATCGAATGGGTGAAGGGCAAGGCCGAGCGCAACGAAGCGCTCGATCTGATGGTGTATTGCCTCGCCATGGCGCATTACCTGGGCCTCCATCGATACAAGGAACACGACTGGGAGCGCGTGCGTCAGTCCCTGGCGCAGTCCGGTCTGTTTGACGAAGCTCTGGGCATAAAGCCCGTTCAAGGTGAACGGGTCGATAGTCTTGGCCCAGCTGCACCCGTTCGGCCTCCGGCTTCACCACCCGCTGTTCCGGTCGTGCCACCGCGCCCCGCAGCAACACCACCTCAACGCCGCAGCTCCACCAGCGGCTACCTGAAGAGACGCTGATATGTCATTTACCCAGAAGCACCTCGACGCGGTTGAGGCGGCCATTGCTCGCGGTGAAAAAACTGTGCGCTACACCGATCGTACCGTGGAATACCGCACGGTCGATGAGCTGCTCAAGGCGCGCGAAGAAATACGCTCGTCGCTGGCCAGCGCCGCCGGGCCACGTTCGCGCGTGGTTCGGCTGTACCATGCAGGGAAGGGGGTCTGATGGCCCGACAGTTTCCGACACTGACCCGTAACGGATTTGTCCTGCCGTCCAATATCAAGGCCAGTTACGAAGGCGCCGGAGAGGGACGCCGCTCTGCTGGCTGGGACGCGCCCGACAACGGGATCAACAGCATCAATACCCCAGCACTGCGCAACCTGCGGTCGCGTTCTCGGGCAGCGGTTCGCAATGACCCGTATGCCTTCAACGTCATCGACAAGCGTGTCAGTAACCTGATCGGCACGGGCATCACTCCGAGGCCAACGACCGACGACGATGCTCTGCGCAAGCTGCTGCAGGAACTCTGGGGCGATTGGGTCGATGAGTCAGACGCAGATGATCGCACTGACTTCTACGGTCAGCAGGCGCTGGTGGCGCGCACGGTGGAGACCTCGGGCGAGTGCTTCGTGCGGTTGCGTCCTCGCAGTCTGGATGAAAATTTGGCGGTTCCGCTGCAACTGCAGATCCTGGCGCCTGAATTCGTCCCACACGACAAATTCGAATCCACCAAAAACGGCAACGTCATCCGCGCCGGTATCGAGTTCACTCCCGGTGGCAAGCGCGTGGCGTACTGGATGTACCTGTCACATCCGCGTGATGCGGCCTCGCTAAACGCCGGGTACAACCAGCTGGTTCGCGTGCCGGCGACTCAGGTGCTGCACATCTTCGAACCGGTCGAGCCGGGCCAGTTGCGCGGTGTGCCACGATTGTCGCCGGTGCTCAAGCGCCTGCGCAGTCTCGACAACTACGACGACGCGGTTTTGTTCCGGCAGGAAGTGGCCAACCTGTTCGCTGGTTTCATCAAGCGGCCAGCGCCGGATTCGGGGCAGACGCCCCGCGATCCAGTCACCGGCGCGTTGCTGGATCTGGATCGCGACGGCTTCACCCCGATGGTCGCGCTCGAACCCGGCACGATGCAGGAGCTGGGGGCAGGAGAGGAGGTTGAGTTCTCCAAACCACCAGACGCAGGCAACAACTACCCGGACTTCATGCGGCAGCAATTGATGGCTGCAGCAGCGGGATCGGGCACGCCTTACGAGATCCTCACCGGCGACATGCGCGGCATCAACGATCGAGCGCTCCGCGTGGTGCTCAACGAATTTCGGCGCCGCTTGGAACAACTGCAGTTCAGCGTGTACGTGCATCAACTCTGCCGGCCGGTACGGGCGGCGTGGATGGACATGGCGGTGCTGTCGGGTGTCCTGGTGCTGGACGATTACGCACAGAAACGCCGCGATTATCTGCGTACCCGATGGGTGCCACAAGGCTGGGCCTACATCCAACCTGTGCAGGACGTGCAGGCACGACGGATGGAAGTTCAGGCCGGTTTTTCTTCGCGCAGCGAAATGGTGCTGCGCACCGGATACGACGCCGAAACGGTCGATCTGGAAAACGCCGCCGATCTGGCGCGGGCCACAAAACTGGGCCTCAACTACAACACCCTGGATGCCGTCGAAGACAACGACGACAAGGAGCAACCATGAGCAAGAAAGCGCTACCGCGTGTTTACAACCGAGCTGGGAAGCGGGTGCAAGTTCAGGACAAGACCTGGTACGCACTGCAAGCCAGTGGCGAGGCGTCGGAGCGAGTGATTGAAGTATTCGTCTACGGCGAAATTGGCACATGGGGCATCACCGCCAATCAGTTCGTTCAGGATCTACGCGCCTTGGACGACGGTGTGTCTCCGGTGGTAGCCGCGTTCAATAGCATTGGCGGTGATCTGTTCGACGGTCTGGCCATGCACAACGCGCTTTCGCGTTTGGGCGAACGCTGCACCGGTCGGATTGACGCGTTGGCAGCGAGCGCGGCTAGTGTTGCCGTGTGCGGTGCACACCGCGTAGTCATCGCGGCGAACGCCATGCTGATGATTCATAACCCCTACACCTATGCAGGCGGGGGCGCCGAGGACTTCCGCCGGGTCGCTGATGTATTGGATCAAACCTTGGAGGCGATCATCGCGGCGTACAAGGCCAAGGCGCCCGACATCGATGACGCCGAGCTGCGGCGAATGGTTGATGCTGAAACGTGGCTGACTGCTAACGAAGCGGTGGCTCTCGGTCTTGCAGACGAAGTCGGCGACGGGATGAAGGTCAAAGCATGCCTCGGTCAAGGCGCCGTGTTGCAACGGTTCCAGCACACTCCGGTTGAGTTGGTGGCGCAACTCGACGAACCACCTGAACCGGATCCTGAACTGGAACCTGTAGAACCGCCGCTGGTACCGCCCGTAGTCGACTCTGCCAATTTGGCATTGATGATCACTCAGCGCTGCACGGCGGCGGGTATCAGCAACCTGGTCGAGTCGCTGCTCAGTTCGACCAAGCTCGAAAGCGAGGAAATCGTGCTCGCCGGCCTGGCACGCGCAAAAGCTGTGAACGACCTCTGCATCGCCGCGCGTTTGCCAGAATTCAGCGCCGAGTATGTCGCGGCGGGCCTGGATGCGGCGGCGGTGCGGGCGCGTTTGTTCGACAAGATCGTCACCAGCGGAAAGGGCTTTGAAATCGACAACAGCCTGCCACTGGACGATGACCCGGCACCTAAGGTGCAAGCCAAGAAAATTGATCAGCCATCTATCTGGTCGGCTCGCCAAGCTGCCCAGATAGGTAAATCTCATTCCGCTACAGGAGCAAGACGATGACGATCCAACGAGAGCCGATGCATGCAGGCGAATTTCTCCTGTCCGAAGCGGCTGGCACCATTTCCCGCGAGGCAATTAATGTCGCTGCCGGCCCTGCGTTAGAGCCGGGGCAGATCCTCGGTTTAGTCAGCCTGACCGGCGAATTCGCCCCCTACAACCCAACCGCTGAGGACGGCAGTGAAAACGCTATCGCCATTCTCTACGGTCCACTAGGTGAGTCGGATGTGGTTCGACGCGGACGGGCTGTGGTGCGGCTGGCCGAAGTCAGCGAAGCGCACCTGACTGGCCTGGATCCGGCAGCCGAGAAAGCGCTGGCCACCCACTTCCTGATCGTCCGCTGAGGGCGATCGCCACCAATTATCCAGCCCGCCCTGTGCGGGTTTTTTGTTTTCTGGAGATAGCTTCATGGCTGACATTGAAATCTTTAACGACGATGCTTTTTCGGTCTCTTCGCTGACCGCCGCCATCAACGAGCAGGAGTATCTGCCGGGGCGGATCAGCAGCCTCGGCCTGTTTCAGGAAGAGGGGATCACGACCCTCACAGTGCAGGTGGAAAAGGATGGCGACACGCTGGCTTTGGTGCCAGCGGGTGAGCGTGGCACCTCCGGTCTCGTGGTGAGCGGCACCAAACGTAATCTGATTCCTTTCAACACCGTCCACTTGCCTCAGCGCTTTGCGATCAAGGCTGATGAGATTCAAGGCATCCGTGCTTTCGGTACTCGCTCCGAACTGCAGGCCGTGCAGGACGTCGTCAACAAGCGCCTGGCCAAAGCTCGCCGTCAGCTTGATGCCACGCACGAGTTCCAGCGCATGGGTGCCCTCAACGGCCAGATCCTGGACGCGGATGGTAAAACCGTATTGCTCGACATCTACAAAACGTTTGGCGTGTCGCGCAAGAAAATGTCCATGGAGATGAGCAATCCTGACACTGAGCTGCGTGTGAAGTGTGGCGAAGCGCTCGACATGCAAGAGGATGCACTGGGTAGCGTGACGAGCAGCGGCGCGCGGGCACTCTGCGGCAAGAACTTCTGGAACAAGATGATCGTCCACAAGTCGGTCAAAGAGACGTTCCTCAACAGTCAGCAAGCAGCGGCGCTGCGCGGTGATGCTCGGGAGAGCTTCGAGTTCGGCGGCATCATCTGGGAACGTTATCGCGGCAAGATCGCGGGTGTGACTTTCATCCATGACGACAAGGCGCTGCTGATTGCAGAGGGTGTGCCAGACCTGTACATCTCTGTGTTCGCGCCGGCCGACTACATGGAAACGGTCAATACCGAAGGTGTGCCGTACTACAGCAAAATCGAGCCGATGCCGTTCAACAAGGGCATGGCCGGTGAAGCCCAGTCCAACCCGCTTCACCTGTGCACCCGACCGCTCACCCAGATCCTGCTGGAGCTCTGACCGTGGGCTTTCGCGATCTGGTCGCCGACGTCGACGCGGTGGTGTTCGAAACGCTGGGCGATACGGCGCGGATCGAGGGTCGCGAAGAGCCGGTGTTCGGCATGTTCGCTGCGCCTTGGCTGCAACCCAAGTTCGGCAAGCTCAACACCGGGTTGCGCGAGCCGCGCTTTGAGATCCGCGTCAGCGATTCGCAAGGTCTGCAGCAGGGCCTGCTGGTCAGCGTCGACTTGCCTGCCTTGGATGGCGGCGGTGACTACGATCTGCTGCAACTGGAGCCAAGCGGTGACGGCTTGGTCGCCTTGATTCTGAGGTTACGGCCATGAGCGTAGGCAGCTATTACAAACCCTCGGCCGGGGGCGGGATGATCTCTATCCAGTCCTCGGCCCCAGATTTTCAGGCGTTCCAGGACTTTGCCAAGTTGGTGCCGAAAGCGGCTGCTGCGGCGCATCGGCGCGCGATCAACAAAACGTTGGGAAGGTTGCGCACACACATCGCCCGAGCAGTCGGCCGGTCAGAGCGCATTGCCGTAGCAGCGGTGCGTCAGCGGTTGCGCAGCTATCCAGTTTCGGGCGCGGCTGCGAGCGGCAAACTGTGGTTCGGTTTGAACGCCATCGAGTCCAGCCGGATCGGCCGGACACGGCAAACCGGCAGCGGCGTATCAGTGGCGGGGCGGCGTTACCAAGGTGCCTTTCTCAAGAAGGTCTACGGCAACAAACCCGACATCTGGATCCGCACAGCCAGCAAGCATTTTAACGGGGACGACTACCCCGACAGCACGGTCTCCCCCGGTCGCGGGGCGAGTTCGGGCTGGGTTGCCGAAAACGGCAGTCGTTTCCCGCTGGCCAAGGCCAAAGTGTCACTGGAACAGGCCCGGCCGCATTTCGACAGCTGGGTCAAAAAGGCCGATGAGATCCTGTTGGCGATTCTCAAACAAGAACTCAACTTTGAGCTGCAGAAATACCTCAAGAGGATCGGCAATGTCTGAGGAACCGTTTAGCCTGGCTCAGCTTTATCGGGCGGTAGAACAACATCTGCGTACCCACTTGCCCGGCGTGCAGGCCGTCACAGCCT